TTATATCCAGTTTCAATTACAAAAAGAACATTTGTATTTCTTAACAAATCCTCTAACGCGTTAATCCCCGTGCTATCATGCCGGCTCGTAGCCGCAACCGCAGCTTGCCCTTCCTTAAGAATATCTCGGATAATTGTTCGAAGTTCCTGTTCTTCGTTAAGTCCTTGTAACTTTTTCTGTTTTCGTTTGTTAAAAATAATTTTAATGGTCGCGCGCACATTTTCACGCAATAGAAGTTCTTCTGCTAGTTCATTACGATCAATCATTATTAGCCCACCGATATTCCTAATAAATAGTCTGCTACTTCGGTTACTAACTCTTCTTCGAGGAAATCCTTTGGATGCCTCTTATTTTCCTCTTCAGACCCCACAACTTCTGGTGCCCGACTAGAATAGCCCCAGCCACTGCCGCCCATTCCGCTTCCTGATGACATTTCTTTCAGTCTTCCTTGCAATAAATCATAAATCTCTTGGTCGTACCAGCCCATAATAGCTTCAAATTCTTCAGGGGTTGTATCTCCCAGACATCCCCTTAGGGAACTCCCACACATTTCACCAACTCCGGGTATATCAATAGCAACGTGCGGTGCCACCCCAACATAACTGTGTTGACTGTATCCCAATAGCTCTTCATCGTCTTTAAGAGTACGTAGATGCGCCGGCGTCCCATCCTTTAAAACGCCGTCTAAGTTGTTAAATCTTGGATTTTCGGCCATGTCTTTGGCTCCCACTAAATAAACGGCCGCCGTAGTATTAGAATCCAAGCCCCCTAGCACCTCTCGGGCTGCATAAGGATTTTTAGTTTGTACTATTTGGCTCTCCGGAATCCCGTGTTTCATCATTATAAGCTTTTTTTCTTCGAAGTTTAAGGGCGACCCGGGCTTTGTAACATCTGATGTTGAAATAAAAGTATTTTCTAAACCATATTGATTGGCAATTTTTTGAAAAGTTTGGTAATGATGACGCCCCATTGGCTGAAATCGACCCGGATAGATAGCAATAACTCTTTTAACTTCTTCGGTCAAAAGGCTTTCAGTATAAATTAGGCCCTTAGCCCAACTTAGGGGGGACTTTTGGGTTGACCCCCCAGTGAGCGCCCAATTTACAGCTTCTGCCAAGGCCTTTTTTACGTTCCGTGGCTCCGATACCACGGCGGTGATGGGAGTTCCTGATCGTAACATTGTAAAAAGTTTCTTGTTCGTTTTGGTAGTGGCCCCCAGGTTCGCGCCCCATTCGTTAAGAGTCTTGGTGGTAGAAAAACCATCAGTCCCCCAATAAACCGTAAGGCTTTCGTTCTGCGCGAACTTATCACCTTTGTCTACCATAAAATTAGCACGACTGAATTCTAATCTGTCAACGAATTTAACACCGTTACCTTCGTGGTCAACAGCCACGTATCCCTCAGGGTTGGTTGCCACCAAATCTCCCGATCCGTCATCGATAAAATGTTTGGTGTTATAAACAGCATTGTTATATTTGCTGATGAATATGTTTTTGGCTTCAAATAAAAGTCGCGACACCCTAAAAAGATTCAACATATCTTCTTTTTTACTTTCAAAGTCCCGAAGGTCTTCTTCTCCTTTATCGAACGCGCGCATTTTACCTTTTTCACTCTTTAGACCATCTACTCTCTTCTCTAACTTGTTTGAGTACCACCTTAAGAACCCTTGGAATGATCGTTCTGGATCCTCGAGAAATTCCCCGGACCTAATCTCGCTGTTAATATAGATGTTTAACTTCGCAAACGGCAGATCATTATAATTTATTTTTTTATTGACTTCATCAGCTTTTTGTACTAAACTAACAACACGTCGTTCTTCGTTCGTAGTTAGAGTGACTGTCCCGGTATCATCGGTGAAAAATGCATCATCAAACCAGATCCCTGGCGGACGGTTTAACCCACTAACATCTGCACCAAAGCTGGCGCCGCTGTCCAAGCTATCATAAGTTGTGTGAAAAACAATGCCAAACTTAGACTTGCCTATTTCTCTTCCTAAATTAGAGTCAACTGGAACTGCATAAACAATCGTATTAGGCTTAAAACGATAGTGCGGTTCGCCGTCAATCTCGACAATATCAAGCATCCCATCATCAAACATGAAATCGCCCTGCAGGATGTTCTTGATCCCCAGAGAGGGCAAATATTTCAATGCTTTTGTTAGTTTGTCAACAAGCCCGGGCGCATGCCCGTGATTATCAATAATATCTTGAGCAGTGTAATTAATCTTAGGAATCTTGTTAAAAATCGATTTGGTTCCAACAAAGAATTGTCCGTTTTCGGGGTTGATTCCTACAAATATGGCAGGCGCCCCATCCCACTTAACAGAGGTTTGAACGTGAGACTTAGAGTTTCCTTTAAGGGTCTCCAACAATTCCAGCAGAAACGCACGAGCCATATCATAGCCCTGTGGCCCTTGAGTGAGAACCAATTCTTCAAGGTGCGTAAGGTGTGTATTGGCTTTGCCTTCTTCTAAAAGAGACATCGTAGACCTACTGCTCCTTAGATTCTTCTAAAACCTGAACTTGTTCTTCAAGTAGAGTAACACGTTCCTGAAGCCGTCGACTGTGGCGCCGAACTTCTTTTAAACTCTCCCTGGCTATTTCAATTCTGCGCTCATCGCGACGAGACCGCGGTGTAATGGCCTGGAGAACCTCCGATATAGATTGGATATAGCTAGCAATACTTGGGGGTGCTGATTCGCCCAGCAAGAACTCGCGAGTCATGCGGCGAAGGTCCACGATTATCCCTTAGCAGATTTGCGAGTTGATTTCTTAGTGGCCTTTTTGGCCGGCTTCGCAGCGCGCTTTTCTTCAACCACCGGAGCTACTTCAACCACCGGAGCTACTTCAACCACCGGTGCCGCGGCCGGATTTTTTGCAGCTTCTTCGGCAGCTGCCTCAGCAGCCCTTCTTGCAGATTCGCGACGGCGCCTAATATTTGGTGCAACCATTTTACTTACCTTCCTTTCTAATACGCTCGATAACACGTCGAGTGATGTCTTTTGCTTCTCTTACTGAAATCTTGCGCTCTTTTTTGAGACGCCCCGGTCGTTTCTTGCCGGGCTCGTCTTCACCGCGCATAAAAACGAGTTCATTTACAGAGTCTTCCTCGAGATTTCCAGTCTTAGAGAATTTTAGCCATGCGCGCTTGACCTGATCCAAAAGTTTTTCTGCACCAGGATCCCCGGAACGAGAAGCCGAATCATAGGCCTGCAATAGATCGCTTGCCACGAGCATAAACTTTTCCTTTACCTCCGGCTTCGCCGCAGAAAAGATAAAATTCAACTCAGGTTGATCTTCGGGATCTGCTTCGCCCCATGCTCCGGGCTCGTCCGCAAAAAAAGTAGCTTCCGAGCCGTGCTCGCTTGCGAAGCTCTCAGAAACTTCTTTTGATTCCTTAAGAAACCCCCATTTCTTCATCAACTTGGTGTTGATCTCATTATTTTTCCATTCTTTCAATGACATTTCTGGTTCTCCTGAGTTCGAGAAGTCAATCTCGATGTTAATTTTTCCTGTCTTAATTAGATCTTCAAAATCCCTAAAGATTAAATTACCTTTAGTAAATGCTTCTCTTTCCATTTTGCGTAAATGTGGATCCCGCTGAGCGTACCCCGGATCGCACGACCCGGCGCCAGTAAAATCACCCCGACAATTCTGAGTATGGTGCACCAATTCGTGTGATAATGAGCGCATTATATCTTTTGGATGCCTTCCATCTATATATAAAGCAATCTCATAATTTTCTGGATCGTAGTAGGCGGTTTTCCCCAACATTTTCATTGAGTTATCTTCATCACTTTGAAAATTAATTGTTACCGGTTTGTCAAAACCAAGCTTTTCTTGAGAGTAAGGAAAAAAATCATTCACCCACTGCTCTAAATGATACACATTCGCTGTAGAATTATTTACACATTTATGCATTGTTTATTAAATAGTTTAAAATACTAGAAATAGCATTCCCCATAGATGGTAAAGACATATGATAACATAAACAAAATTTAAACTCAACAAAGCGATTCGTATAATTTTGCGAAAGCGCTCCCGAAAGAAATAAAGTATATAAATTCCAGTAAAACTAAATCCTAATTTTGCTAAAACAAATAAAATGGAAGAATGTTTAAAAAAGAAGGCCATTGCAGGATTGGCCTCGGTGGCCAGCCCTCCGTGGACCCAAAAAAGGGTAGCAGTTAAATCAATAAATATTAAGACAGTCAACACATATGCTAGATTGACTATCTTTTTCATTCTTATTTTCTTTGGGACATTTCCTTGCAAATTATATCAGCCACCGAACATACTTGCAGTACTTTGGGCTGTTCCCAAAAAGGGACAATAATGTGAAGCAACATAGCAGCACCAGAGCCGAGCAGTAAAAGAGCAAGTTTCACCGATCGTACTGTATGCACTGCCCATCCTTCACCTTTTAAGTGTTTCCAGTTCCACATTATCTACCCTCTGGGTTTTGCTTATCGTAAATTACGGCATCAAAAATTTCTTTAAGCTTATCAGAAAGTTCAATAATTTGTGATTTAACATCATCAACTACTTTATCATCCCCTTTTAACATATCGTGGAGTTGATCAGCTTGTCTAGCCATATGAAATAATTTTTGACCAGTTAAATCGACCGCTTCGTTATTATAATCAGACGTATCATCATCCCTATAATTATACAGGCCGCCCTCTCCGGGCATCTCTAAAAGGATAGATTCATTTTTATGAACAGTATCTAGAATAAGTTTTTTAAGTTCTGATCGAGTAATTTTCATGATTGCTCCTTTGATTGATCTGGTTCAAGACCGCTGGTTACTTTTTTAATAAATTGTTCTAGAAACGTTTTAAGTGTCGACCGATGTTTGACAAGATCGGCCTTGTCTGCGAGGCCCGTTAGTACCTCCTCAACTTGAATGAGGATTTTTCTTTCTGCATCGTCAACTCCTCCCAAAACAGTTCCTGCCCCAATATCAGCCCCCTTTTGTTT